AAAATATATTTTTTCTGAGTTTATTCTGGACTCCTGTTCCTCTTTGTGTTCTTATCTATCTATCGAAAGGAACGAGACCCCAACCAACCACCAACGCCAACCAAAGGAACCCAAGACATGACTCACACAGAAGCACTCGCCGCCCTTCGCTCCGGCCACAAGTACGCTGACGCCATCCTCAACGACGGCCTCTCTTCTTCCTTCACTCACAAGATCACCAAAGCACTCGCCGCAGTCGAGGCTTCCGACCTCCTCAACGAAGAGAACCCCATCGTTCTCCTCCGCCATTCCGAACTTGACGGCAAGCTCCACGACATCGACCTCTCCGTTTGGGTCGCAAGCCGCTAAACCAAACACCACCGGGGGCTCCGGCCCCCACCAACAACAACAACAACCAAAGGAAACCAAGACATGAACATCACAATCAAAACTCAAGCTGCTCTAGACGCTCTTCCGATCGGAGCCAAGATCAAAGTCAACGCTCCTGACTCCATCGTCGGCAAGGCCTTCAGCACCACCCTGACAAAAACGAAGAGGGAAGATTGGGCTGACGGCACACCGAACATCGTGTGGGCCAACACTACAGGCGGCGAAGTTACGATCCGCTTTTACCGCGCTGATGCTGTTAAGAAAGGATTCGGTGGACAGGAGGACAAAGCCCTTGCTGGTCTGGCAACAATCACAAGTGGTCGCTTTTCCTATGGACAGCGAGGCTGCAAATTTCCCAAAGACCTCGGGCGGTACGCTGAGATCACGCTTCACAAGGCAGTCTCTTGGGACGGCAAGAAAACAGATGTCAGAAATCAAGAAGGTTACTACGACAAGAGCAAGACGTTCTTCTTGCTTGATCGCACGGACTCGGGAGGATGGGCTTGGTGCACAGCCGAGGGTGACGAGGACATCCACGACATCTACAGCCGTCGCGGTTTCGAGTGGAGCATCAAAGAGGCCAAGAAGAAGGCCGAGGAGTCTGTGATCGCTAAGGTGATACAGGCCAACAGCATTGTGGCTGAGATCGCCTAAGAGCCCTAATTAACCAACGACACCAACACCAAAAGGAAACCAAGACATGAACACTCACGAAACAGTACGCGCAGCGATAGACCTGATTATGCAAGGTGTCACACGGATTGACGATCACGAGACGAAGATGATTCTTCTACGTGACAAGCTCACTTCGTCTAACCATTCGGTCGAGACAAATGTTGTGCAGAGAGACTATCTCCAGAAAGAAGCTGAAGAGCTTAACCAAACGATCGCGTTTCATTCACACCTTGCTGCCAAGCTAGAGGTCGCCATCGACATGTTGGCTGAGGAGAAATCTAAGAGCCCTAACTAACCAACCAACAACAACCAAAAACCTAACTCACTATCCTATGTCGCATCAAAATCCTTTTATCCATCTGACCCTAGATCCAGAGGAAGTTAGAAAAGCCACCCTTAAGGTGCTCGAAGATACGCTAAACATTCTAGAGATGATCGAATGCAATGACGACAGCTCTGGGTGGATGCTCCCAATCGAAGATATACGCATGGCTCTCTTCTTTAACGCAATCGCTGATGACAAGGCCCGACAGCGCCGCGCTGAGTTGAAGGAGAAATCTAAGAGCGAGACCTGATCGCTGCCTGCTTCATCTGGTCTTCCAACAAGCGTAGACGGTCAGCGTCTACCTCGAAGGTTGACCAGCGATAGTCGCAGCTTAGGCACTCGCGCCTTCGACGGATTGAGCCGCGCTCATACGAAGGCCGAGAGTCTACGACTCGCGTCTCCATCTTTCGGCACTCAGGGCATTCGATCGAGTCGCTCATATGACAAAGATCCTTGAGCCTGAGTTCGCTCTGCTCAACGCCAACATCATCGCATCCGAGTAGTCAGGGCTCGAACCATGACGCGCTCGGATCTTGTCCTTCGATTCCATCTTCAACATTCCTCGCTCATTGTATTCGTACTGAGTCCAACTCATCTGACGCCACAGATGTTTGCGCCATTCTCTAGGCACGCAGAGGTGCCCGTTCATCAAAGCCATGCGGCAGGCCCAGTGAAGCTCTGCTCTCCTGTTCAAGATCTTGATGTCGTGGCCGATGAGCCAGTTCCAATCTCCACGAGCACGAGAGCCAAAGTCCACAGCATCAACGCCTCGACCCGCTTCGCGCATTCGATCAACGACCCCCGCGCCAAGACCGTCGAGGTCTACGTGAATGTTCTTGTCTTCAATGCCCCACTCGTCAGCTTTCATCATCGTGCGCTTCGCCGTCTCCATCAGATCATCAGACTGCCACGAGTTCACCGACTCCACTCGACCGTCGATCGTTACGACCGCAACCGTGTAGTCGCTTCCGCTGCGAGCTACGTCGAGGCCAAGGTGCTTGCCCTTCGCGTCTTCGGGCGGTGTGTCGCAGGTTGACTCAAGCAGCCACTCAGGCACAAGCTGGTAGTCGCCACCTCGTGGCGGGAACTTGCCGAGCACGCGCACAAAATACTGGGGGCTCTCTTCGCCGTAGAACTCAGACTGCTCTTCGATCCAGCCACGGCTGATGATGTTGGCAGGGACATCGTGCGCTGCGATTTGGAATCTTTGCCATGTGCCCTTTTGATGCGAGTCAAAGAAAGCTCCGTCTGGCCTGTTGCCGTTGCCGATCAACAGCACATAGCAGTTCGGACTCGTCAGGTATCCGCGCATGGCGTCGAAGATGTGATCCGCTACGCCACTGGCTTCATCGACGATAACCATCAAGCCGCCGGGACCGCCGGGGTCTGCGCCCTTGGCGTGGAAGCCTTGGAAGCGCTCCTCTCTGTCCGTTGACAATCCCATCGCGTACCAAGATGGCCCGATGTCCAAGCGCGTTGTCATTAGCTCACCCTTCATCGTGAACTCAGCATCGGCAAAGGCTCCGCGCACTTCGCGCCAGAGCAAGCCGACCTGATGCCAAGTCGGCGCAGTCGTGACAACGATGGCATCGCGCCTCGTCATCATGAACCACAAGAGCAGCCTAGCTGCGAGCGTAGTCTTCCCCGCGCCGTTGCACGAGACCACAGTGACGCGCTGATGCTCGACCAGAGCTTTGCCGATCGCCTGCTGTTTGTCCCAAGGCGTCCAGCCAAGGATCTCACGGCAGAAGCCAGTCGGGTCGTTTACGTATTCAGGATATGGCGCGTCAAGACGAGTCCCCAACTTCGAGTCGAGTTGCTGCCGCACCTGTGCCCAAGACCTCCCCATCAATCCTTCGTATGACTCTGGCTGCTGCATCCTTTGGAACCTCCTCAAGAACTATGTCGGCGAACCTTGCGAGACAAGCCACGAGGTCTCGCGCATTGAGCGCAGTCGCTGCATCTAGTCGGATGCTCCACGCCTTCTCCTGTCTCCGCGCTAGACGCTCGGCTGACTTGGCTAAATGATCGAGGGCCTTGTCATCAGCGATTCCTCGCTCAAGTAGCTCTCCTAGATTTGAAAGGCATCTCGCCGACTCCTTCGGGTCAGTCGCCGCTCGGGCCTGATTGTAGAGTTCGAGGGCCTGTCTTCTGAACTCAGGCGTGTCGTGCTCTGAGACGCGCTCAGCGGCTCTCTGCACGCCGATGTCTATCAAGGCCAAGGTCTCCCTCAAGTCCAGCAGTGAATCGTCCTGACGGGCTTCCTGATACGCCTCACGGAATCGACCTAGTCCCTTGGCATATCGACCGTGCTTGATCGGAGCGCCGCCCGTGCCGCCGTGCATTCGGCAAACCTTGCGACCGGGAACGATGGGCTTCTTGCAACGCTTGCCTGACTGCTTGCTCTTGGCGCAGCAGCGATTGGGCTCGTCGCCGAACTCGTAGGTCGTTGATGATTTTCTTGCCATCTAGGAAATCGCTTTTATGGAAAGTTGGCTGAACGACCCCAATAAAAGAGCCGGGGTATTACTCACTTTGAAACATCGAAGGGAATTCGTCGGCCCCACCCCCGAGGGGGTATGCGACATCGTATGCGGAGGGATGAGAACTCCTAGGGCGTGGCTCGTGGACTCAATGCGACATCCTTCTAGGCTCCTCGATCGGAGATGCGAGATCGTAGCTCGATTTTCTTGTTGCGCTGCTCGTTGATTCATGCTTGGAGATTCACGCTCTCTTGGTTCGACGATCAAGCTCTTCGACCTTCGACCTTAGCTGCTCGATTCCACATCGCATCTCTGCGCTCTCGCCTTCCAAGTAGTCAGCCTGCGAGCCCAACGATCCAAGCTCCTCGATCGCTGTCTCGACGATCTGCATCTTCACCGTCAGCATTGCGACCGCAGTAAGTAGCTCGTTGACCAACGAACGCAGACCGCTGTCGCTCGGGCCTTGCCCGAACAGCAGAGGGTCGATGCCTCCACGGTCTACCATCCACGATGCGCCTTTCCACGCTGCGTTTTTTGAGGAGCGCCGTCCTTACGAGGGCTCGACGTAGTTCTAATCTTCATTCGTTCAACCATACACACACCTCATAGCGTTAATCAAGCGGCAACACACGAACTGCCATGAGGTTCCCCCTCATCCATAGGCCCCTTCTTAACAGGCTCCTCGATCCTTGCGCCACGCTCAATCCAAAAGCCTGTCGGTAACTCTACCCCGTTCTACAATTCGAGGCCCCGCGTACCTGTAGCCGTACTCCATTGCTCGGCTTCTAGCTGCTCGTGTGTTCTTCTCTGTTCTTCCTTCTTCGGTCACTGGCTGTAGCCACACAGGTCTGCCTCGCGTAGGCTTAGTCACTGGCTCCCTTGATCCGTCGATCCTCTGAGTGTTGCACACTGGCAGCCCGTCACGTCTCTCGTAGTCATCAGCCTCTCGTATCATGTATCGCCAAGCCGTTGCTCTACTCTTGACGAAGGTATGAACCTTAGATGACTTGGGCGAGCAGATGAGTTCGAGGTCTTCTGAGTCAGGTAGGTCGGTCCACTCCTCACCGTGTGTCTCTACTTGAACCTTCCAGCCATGACCTAACAACGTCTCAACGAAGGGTCCGATCTTCTGCATCATGGGGTCGCCGCCCGTAAGCACACAGATCGGCTTATCACCCACCTGAGTTCGACCTCTCATGTTGTTAATCTCAATGACCACAGAGGTAATAGCACGCTCGTCGCCTCTCTCGTCTGCGCTCTCGCAGTACCAGCATTCAAGCTGACAGCCAGCCATATGAATGTAGACAGCACTCAATCCTGCGTTGGGTCCATCCCTCTCAATGCCTTGATCTATGTCTGCGATCTTAATCAGCAGACCCATGCTCAGTGCGTGTGAACTAGCCTTCTTCGGCAATGCTCGAACCTCCTTGAGGCAGAGCCGAGTAGATCCTGCTCATGATCGCATCCTTCCTCGTCATCTCCTCGTCGGGTGACAACCTAAGAGCCACATCATCGATGAGACTGATCTCCTCGTCTGTAAACGTGATGCTTGTAGCTCCTTCCCTGACCCGCCTCTCTTCCTCCTCAAGCTCTGCGTTCATAGCTTCAGGAATAGCCTGATGCACAGGATCATCATCGTCGTAGCCTTCGCCGTCAGGACTGAGATCAACATCGTCGAGCCCTGTACCTAAGATCGCATCGACCTCGTGCGGAGCCCATCCGAGTTCGACCGCAGCATCAACACCACCGCCCTCATCAGCCAAGTGCCTGAGACTGAGCGCAAGCTGCTCTTCGTCCCACTCGGCAAGCTCTGCTGTGCGATTGTCTGCGAGAGCATAGGCCCTAAGCTCATCATGAGGTAGCGAACTGACACAGACCTTGACGGTCTCCCACCCAAGCTCACGAGCGGCGAGCAGAGTACCGTTGCCAGCATAGACAACCCCGTTGTCTCCAATGACAATCGGCTTCTGCTGACCGAACCTTGTAAGACTGAGCTTGATGGCGTTCATGTTAGAAGGCCCGTGTATCCGTGCGTTGCCCTTGTCCAAGACCAAGGCAGAGACAGGCATCCGCAAAACATCAAGCGCGTTGAACTCTTTGGTCATGACTTCCTCCACTTCTTTTTCATCTCAGGAATGCCAGCCGAGTCTCTGAGCCACATCTCAGGAGTCATGCCCTTCTCGCCCTTAGCCCGTTGAGACTTAGCTGCCTTGAGGTATGGCCTCATGTGCCAGTAGAACAAGAACCCACCGACCAAGAACACTGAGCACAGCCCAGAGACGAATCCGAACGCGAACGAATAACCTGTCATCCTTTAACTCCTAGATGCTGACGCCTTGCGTACTCAGCGATGAGAGCCGCATCAGCGAGACCCCAATCAGCTTTCACTTTGATCGGCAAGTCAGGAAACAACGACTTAGCCGCTGACACTGCACTCACCTTGGTCTGCGTTCCCTTTGGCAATCCGGCGAGCATCTTCGCTTGCCATCTCTGCGGAGTGAAGAGCATATGAGGCTTCTTCAACGCAGCTAAGATTCCAAGCCAGATGCCATAGCCTCTGCCGAAGTTGAACGCTCCGACACGTCCGTCTCTCGGCATAGCTTGCACCTTCTCAATGCCGACGAAGGCAGGCTGACTGAGATCAAGCAGGTTGACCATCGAAGGCACGTCATACTCCTTCTTGCCCTTCTCACCTTGCAGCGTCGGTGTACGCCACGCATCAATTAGCTGCCCATCTCCAGTGATGGCAACGATCGCTCCAGTGATACCCGGATCAATTCCGATGTAGTTGATAAACGCCTCCACGTCATCCGTTCCAGTTCATAGACGCACTGGACCAGCGTCCAGCTAAGACCAGACGTTCACGCGCTCTGGTCATGCCGACGTAGAAAGTTCGGATGAGACCATCGCGCCCATCGGGCCGCGTGAACTCCCTCATACCAGATGGGCTGAGGTCAGGCAAAAGATAAACCACGTCAGCCTCTCCACCCTTGACACTGTGAATAGAGCCAACGCATATGAGCGGTTCCTCTCGCAGATCGATAACTCCGTTCTTTCTCGCAACAAGCAGCGGGTACTCCATAGCCTTGCGCTTTGAAGCGAGGAGTCGTTGCTCTAACCAATCAAGTGACTTGCCCTCCGTGAAAGCGTTGATGAGACCTTGCCAAGCGTCTCCGAAGACCATGTCTACATCGCTCTCGTCCATGACCTGAGATGCAAACTTCTCATGGCTTCCCATCTTCCTAGCCCACGCCTTGCCTGCGCGGTTAAGCGCTCCCTTTGAATGCACCACGTCGGTCCAAGACCTAAGCTCTTTCCACGTCCAGAGTCTCTCATCACCGAAGGGGTTAGCTTCCTTGTCTGGCTTCAGGTACGCGAGCAATCTACCAGCGCCACCTCGAAGCGGGTTCCAACCACCATGAGTCGGTCGGTAGGGGTTATGAAACGGGATGCCCTCCTCTCTTAGCAGTCGAATGATTCCATTGAGCATGTATCCGCATGAAGCCAAGATCATCACGCTCTTGCCGTTAGCAGCGTCGGCCTCTGCTGCCTTGACCAGATCACGAGGATTGCGACCAGTGCAAGAGATCGACTCGACCTTGCCCTCTTCATCCTTTGGCTTGTAGTCCACCGCATAGCGATAGCTCGCACGCTCGATGAGCTTTGATGCGATGCCGTGTATCGCCTTGGGTACTCGATAGCTCTGCGTCAGATGGTAGTTGTTCTCTGTAGGTATCTTCGGATCTAAGAAGGCACGAGCCGAAGCACCACGCCACCCATAGATCGCTTGATCGCCATCGCCAGCCAGAGTCAGAGACTCCGCGCTCTGCGCCCACTTCCTCACCAACCCAAGCTCCAACGATGAGCAGTCCTGAGCTTCATCGACCACGAACGCCGCAGGATCATTAGGCGCAACGTCCACGGCTGCGATCGCATCCTCAATCAGACCAGTGAAGTCGATCAAGCCTTGAGCGTTCATCCACCCCTCCCACTTGTGCTGGAAAAGCTGAACGTCATGTCTCCACTCATGCCTCGGAGTCTGCTTGTGCCTGTAGACCTGAGCCAAGCTCATCAACTCATCGCCCTTCGTCCCTCGTCCACTCTGAACATCGGGCTCATCAGCGCTGGACCTTGCACCGCTCAACTTGAAGACAGGCTCCTCCTCATTCCAAAGATCAAGCTCACCCTCTGCAATGGTCGGCCTGCCCAAGCTGCGAAAGGCCAAGGCGTGCAGAGTCCCTACGTTCTCACGAGGAATGGTCCACAGCCTTGATCCGATCTCAGCAGCAGCAGTCCGAGTCAGAGAGCAAATGACCACGCGCTCTGCGCCGTACTTCTCAGCAGCACGAGGAACCCAACTCGTCGCAAGCGATCGAGTCTTCCCCGTCCCCGGAGGACCATGCAACCTGTACTCGTTCAAGCCACCCACCAGACCAACAAAGCGATCAAGAACCAGAACGAACAGCCACAGCCAGCGATCCAACAGAATGAAGCAACACCCTCATCAGGCTCCGATGTTCCACGTGGAACGCGAATCTGGTATAGCGAACAGAGTTGGCTATACCGTCCTAAATCTCGTAAGTCCGTGCCTTGTAAATACATGCTTCAGAAGTTTAGCGTATAGCGAACTAAAATGGTGTCGGTAACTCTGTCTCAGAACCCCTGTTAAGAGGGAGGCTTGCAATGGTCTTCGGGACAACCCACACGCTGATGGTGGTCTTGTGATTGTCTGAGTCCCTGACGTAGGCAACAGTGCGCGGCTGAACTCCAGCAGTGCGAAGCAAAGTAGCGATCTGCCTGCGACCCAACGTCTCGTCTCTGTGGAACTTCAGCCAAGTTTTGAACTCAGGCAAGAAGAACGCAGGCAGTCCATCTGGATCGAGGAACGGCATCCGAATCGGCACAGCCTCATTGCGGTCTTCGCTTGGTCTGTGCTGCGCGAGGTAGTCACTCAGCCATTCCGTGACTAGACCTTCAGCCGATGAGTCGGCTCCGAGGTCAAGCTCTTCGACGGCTTGCAGGATAGCCTGCGCCACAGGATCCCATCGAGCACCGTTGAAGCGCTGGATAAGATGACCAGACACAGCAGCGATCGAAGCTCTGAACTTCGATGAGGTCAGGATGGCCTCGACCCCTCCGAGGTGAATCGTCCCCTCCTCAA